ATAGCAAAAAAGTAAAAAACCGCTGCCTAAAAAAGACAGCGGCCACACATGAAAACAGCAAAAGAGCAAACTTTATTTAGGCTCGGTATCTTTACCGGGCTTTTTTAATATATCTTTAGGATTCGGAATAAAACCTTTAAAATAACCGATAATATTAACACCTGTTGTTTGTGATACGTTTTCAAAAATTGATTTTAGTTCAATGCCACAAACAAACAAAGCAACGTAATAACTAAGTGTAATTTCAAGATCAAGCATCCACGTGAAAACCTGACTTGAAATTATCGCTAAACAATAATCATTCATTTTATTTATTGTGCGTCTAAAACCGCGCGATTGTATTTTATCACCTAATGCTTTAGCTTTTCTAACACCTGTTAAAAAATCAACTAACAGCAAAAATGATAGGCAAATAATAAGCGGCTTTAAGATAAAAAGCTGTTTCTTGATTTCGGGCAAAATCTTAATAAAATAGTTCAGCGAATCAGATGCTAATCTGAGCGAATCGGCGGTAATAGTCAGGGAATCCATCAGTAAATTTTAATGTATCGTGAAACAATTACCGCAGCAGGTGTACCAATGAAGATATACCACCACGGCAGGGGAACAAATATAACAAAGAATGTAAATGTAAATAGTGAAACCCATGTACCAAAACAGATAGGGCAGGCGCCAAGCATAGACCACGGGTTATTTTTTATATTGTTTTCTACATCATTATAAACGTCTTGAACTTGCTGCAAATAGTCTTTATAAATAGTATCAGCTTCATTAGCTGTTTTGTTTTGCAGTTCTTCGTTTAGTTCCTTATCGCGTTTTTGCTTCCACGCGTTATATTTTGCCCACACACGGTTTTTTTCTTTTGCTTCAAAGTCTAAGTATAGTTTAGAAATAAACTTGCCGTAAGCGGAAAATATACGCCCAGAATAATATTCTCCCTGAATAGGTGAACCGATGCAATAATGCAAAAACTTAATTGCAAATGCTGCAAAAATTGAAAGTGTTATAAGTGATAGCATTATAAAGGCGGAAATGGTGGCGATGGTTTTGGCTTATATTCTATCAAAGGTAAGGTTTTTACCCACATAAATTCAGGATTAACGCAAAATTCCATTTCCTCAACAGAAATTATCCATTGGTCGAAGTCATCCTGTATTGGGTTGAAATAGCTGTCATCGTCGTAAAGCTGACCGACTAAGCTATCTTTTTGCGATTCTGTTAAAAGTCCTACTTGTATCATACTTGTCTACCTAAAGTTGTGTTAAATGCCTGCACGGCTGTATAAAAATTAGATGCATCAGTATCTGTTAAGCCGTCACCGATAGATGCAAAAGCATATTGTTTATTTGAATAAAGACCTAAATTAGGTGAGCCTGTATTATTTGAATTTGCTAAAAATAAACTAAAAGTAGGTCTACCATTTGCAGCATTAGTAAATGAACCTAAAGTAGTATTATTTTTAAATATTTTAACGGCTGTTCCAATTCTATTAGCTATATAATTACCAACTGAATTAGCATCAGCAGGATTAACAGGCGCTAAATTATTAGAATAAAATTCAGTTGCATTTGTAAAATAAACTCTTAATTGCAACGCTCTTGTTCCATCATAAGTACCTAATTCAACATCATTTTGTGCTTGATTTAATCTTGAATAAACTGATATATGATGATTATCATCTACTGCATATTGCGCACTTGGTACAAAAAAAGTATTAGCATATCCATTTGTACCATTTGCTTGAACACCATTAGAACTATGTGTCCAACCTCCAAAAAACACCAACCTAAACGCTGCATTTGTATCTTGTGGATCTTTCAAATTCCATTTATGCGTTGTAGCAGTACCACCAACAAAAGGGTAGATTGCACGCATTTTAGTCCAAATACCATAACCTTTCATATCAACTACTAAGGTATTAATAGCAGTCTTTTGCGTGTTATCTGTAATGCCTGCTGCGGTAATAAACGCCTGCGCATCGGGGTCATAAGCAACCCCAAAAGAATAAGGATTTATAATCATCTTGTTCCGATTAAAGTAATTTTAAGACCAGTTGCAGTACCGTTCCCGATTTGGTCAATGTCAATAGTTATTTCGCTGTCGTCTGTTAGTGCAGATGTCGTAATAGTTGCAGCTGTTGCAGCCGTTGTGCTTGTTTTTTCTGTATTGTCAATTGTCAATTTAGTGCCCAAAACAGATGTGCCGCCTTGATTTATGTCAACGGTGAATATAGAACCGCTTGCTTGTGCCGTTGTAAGCGAAGCACGTACCGAAGTTAGTGTCATTGCGTGTGGCATTCTGAATGTTACCTTTGCCGTTCCAGTTGTTAAAGCTGTAGTTTCATCGCTCGCAGCAAGTTGTATCTCGACAGCTTGTCTTGTATCGTTTTGTACATGCAATAAAATATGTCCATCGGTTGCGCTTTTTTTAGCGACATAACCAACAACAACTATATAATTAGGTGATGCAGGTTTAACATTTGTAAATGCTCCCGGTGTTGCTGTACTTAGATACAAAATATCACCTTCAGTAAATGCGTTTGTGTTAACTCCGTGAATTATACCATTTATAGCTACAAAGCCGTTGCTACTATCTGCGATGTCTTCAGCGACAATTCCAAAGGCTGTTTCGCTATTTGCAACGGTGTCTGCTTGTGCTAAGTTTATACCAACAAATCCACCTGCAACACCAACAACCTTCACTACGCTGCCTTTAGTTATTGTAGAACCGCTTGTGTTACGTGCCTTAACTACTAATTGTTGACCAACCTTATTTTTTAAACCGCCTTGTAAACCTAAATCTAAAGTACCATCTGTGTTGTTCCACGCCAATTCACCAACTGCAACAGAATGTGCTGCTGCTGTGTCAAAGTCTAAGTAATCCAAGTCTATAATTCCAGCATTTGCCGAATTACCAAAACCTAAAACACTTGCTAAGTCTTGTGAACCACCGCCACCGCTAACTACAAAAAAAAAATCAGTACTTAACAATTGGGCTAAGTCGGCACAATCACCTGTAAAAGGTATTGCAGCGGCTGGTACTACTTCAGTATTTTGAACCGTTGCCGGGTCAATGTATTCAACGCTGCCGTTGTCTTGAACTACTTTAACGCTGCCGTTAACGTTACATTCAATTTCTACGATATCAGGGCTAAGGCTGTTTATAAAATCGCCCGATGTCGAATCATAAATAGCTACATTACCATTTGCGAGTTTTACTATGTCTATCATTTTTTATAAGTTTATTTCATTATTATATAATCCTACTTTAGTACTAAATTCAATGCAATCATATTCGATGCCGTCAACTTCAATTTTAACTACCTCACCGTTAGGGTCAATTATCTGGCCAGTATATGTGTAATTTTCGTTTAGGTTTGGCATTGTAAAAATAACTGTTTCACCATCTAAAACATCAATACTGTAATAAACAGAAATACTTCCAAAACTAAGCTGCAAAACCCATACACCTTCAGTTAGCGCATCTGCAACAATACCTGTATTAAATACAGCATCACAACTGTTAAGACAGCCCAAAATTAACGTATTTTCACAACAATTACAACAAGCCATATATATAAATTTAAATATTTTCTAAAAAAGGGGGTATTGATTCCAACCCCCTACTAATTGCCCCAAGGTAGCGAAATTTGGCGGCATAGTGATTCTAACATATCGTGAATGGTTTGCACTTTTCATTTAGTGCTAAATCATATCTTAATTCAAAATCAATACTAACTATTTGCATTAAACTTTGCAATGTCTTTGCATCTTTACCTGTTTCTGAAGCGTAAACAGTCCATGGTAGTATTTCATTTGATACAGGAAACAAACGCGGGTTAACTATTGCGTATTGCCATTGTACGCCCTTAAAATTCGCACCATACAGCGCAAACTTAACCGAATCTAATAACATACGCGGATCAGCGCATAAGTTCCAAAAAACTAATTTAAATGGAACACGCACATCCAATTCGATACCACAACTTCCGCGCTTTGTATTTGCTGCTTTTCTTGTTTCCGAAACAATACCATTAGTACGGATATAATAGCCCGCTCCCGAGGTGTCTGTGATGCCAACATAGTTTCGTGTTCCGTTTTGCGTAACATTTAAACTAACAACCTGCCCAGCAGTATCTTTTACAGCTATGCCATTACCGTTAACGTTTACATTTACGGCTGACATTGCAGTATCAATTTGCTTAATTAGTTCGGTTATTATGTTTTGTGTTACGTACATTATAATAAATCTATTTCTTCTAAAATTGCTAATAGTTCATTTCGTGCGGCCGTTTCGCCCATTTCGCGTTCATCTATTGATACCGTTGAAATGTCTTTTGCAAACCTATCTTCATTAAAAACCATTATATTTGCCATTTCATCATTAGTATAAGTAATTGCGCTAACACTACCGCTTTCAGTTACTTTAATGCTTTGAAATAATGAACCGCTAAAATTTAAATCAACTGTATTTGATTGCCTACCTGTTAAATCTCTTAGTTCTTTATAACCTTGTGTTAAATACTTTGTTTTATGCGGATTGCCATTTTTAAAAACACTTTGACCGTTTTTACCTTGTGGTTTTATGCCGCCCGCTGAAACAGTTGTAAGGCTTAACGGATTTATATAAAACGGATTAACACTATATTGCCCTATTGAACCGCCTGATGTATCTAAGCCTAAAAAAAAAATCCTTTGCTTGTATTCTGCAATAACTTGAATAGCGGCAGCTTGAGATATTCTACGCGCTGTATTATCATCATTTACAACCTGTGCAAGTATTTCTAAGCGTTCAGATATATTCATTAGCCGGGAAACATTGGGTACATTCTTAATCGCGGTTCACATCTATAACAAAAGCGGTCAGTTTCTAACAGCTGAATAATATTATCAATTTCATTATCTAATGCTTCAATGCTGGCATTTTCCCACTCAGCTATTTTAACATTTGCCCATTCGTTACCGTGCGTTTTAATAAGGTTTAAT